ATGGGTTCCATTATATTGAGAATAGGTAAACCCTGCGGTTTGATTAATAACTATTTCATCCCCTACTTCAAAAGACTCAGGTATGTCAGTATTAGAGAAAAGAGGGTTAATGACTTGATTAGTAGTGAAACCCACGTTTCCAGGAAATGCAGTTGTTCCTCCAGTCGCAGTTGCATAGGCCGTAGCTGATACGTTATCGTTAAACGCCCAAGTGTAGGGGCCTGGGTAGCGGTAAGAATCCACTATATTTACATTTGTACTTTGAGACTCTCTAAAAAGTAACTGAATCTCAGTTGTTTGCTCTCCACCTAAATGAAACCTAACATTGGCTTGATTAAATTTATTAAGCATCGACACCAACTCCCAATCTTGATAATTATACTGATAAGAAGTGGGATAGAACGCATGAGAAGAAAAAGGTGCCATAGCACTGTATTCATCATTCTCGTATTTATATCTATAAGAAAACTCTATAAATGTATCTCGTAAATTGTTTTCATCATCATCATTACCTGTATTAGCTAACGTGATTATGGGCGCAAACAATGGTGGTTTAAGAATAACAGAAATATCATCTTCCGTAAAACCATCAATAGCATAGTTTTTAGTAAAGTTTATTCTTCTAGGAGGGTTTAAATCGTCCGTCCAAAATAATAAGTTTCCAATGATATTTATTCCAGTGATAATATGAAATCTATCAAACTTTAAAACCCGTCCTTTGGTGTCTTGGAGAATAGTAAGGGTTGCTCCAGTTGTTTCGTTGTATCTAAATATATAATCATATCCCGTTGGTTCTGTGGTAGTTACGAACCAATAAACATTAAAATTAGCCGGATCAGTAATAGCACCTATGGTAAAGTAATTAGTTCCAACTAATGTAGATAACTGAGTATTTCCTAATTGATTTTCTATCGCTCCAACGTCAGATTGAGCAGATTCAGAAACACCCACATTTAAGCCATCTCTATATTGACCTTGAGGGAGCAAACGCTCATCTAGGTCTTTATTCATTATACCTTGAACAAATCCTCTTGTTAATTTCATTTTATCCAGTTATCTCGCGCTCTTAGAGGCATTAATAATCTTCCTGGGTGTATATTACTCAAACGTATTTTTGCGTTCCTTAGAGTCGCCCATTTGTCCTTTCTAGCTCTTCTTACCACATACTCTTGCACGCCTATCTTATTATCTAGAATAGCCCACCTAATATAGCTATATAAGAAATCTTCAGCTAACTTATTAATACTAACATTATCATTATTACCTCCTTCCATTCCGTCTGAAATGTACTCTAACACGACTAATTGGTTTTTTACACCTGAGCTAAAATTAATTACACCCCCTGCTTTGTCCACTCTAAAAGATGGGTTTTGGTTAGCTAACTCTGTATTTAATCCAAAACGACCACCAATGCCATATCCGAAATACCAACACCCCTCTAAACACCACCCCCATTGACCACATCTTGGTCCTTGAAGTAAATATTGGCTTAAGTTAACACCCTCTAATCTTTTCTTTGTAAGCTCCGACTCTTGAGCCTCTAATACATCTCCATCAATATCAAAAAGTATATCTAAGTTATTGTCCTGCAAATAAGCTGTAGCGTAATTAATTTGAGAATTCTCATGAAGGGGGTATAAAATACCTCCGCTTTCAACAGATATTCTAACATAATTAACATAGTCGGGCGGTAAAATAAACTTCAAATTATCCCCTACCTCTAACTCTAAAACCTTAATACTTCGTAAAGCGTCATAGTTAATTTCTTGAATACCTCGTTTAGCGTGAAACAAAACCAAATGCTTGCTTACATTATTAACTAGCTTGTCATCACCTTGATACATTAATAGAAAATTATTAACTATATCCTTAAGTGATACAAATTGATAACTCCCCCAATTTGCGCTAGTTGGATTTACACCAGAATTAGTGTAATACTGATATGCTGTTAAATATGCCATTATGATTCTTCTTGACTAGTTTGAACTTCTTCTGTTTTAGCGAACTGAATAACTTCTGGCTCCCTTATTACTACGCCCGCGTAGAGTAATATTTTTATAATTAAATTTATGCTATCTGATTCAGGTAACTCAAAATCTTGATAATCAACTGCTGCGTTGTTAAATATAGGATCTCCAGTTGCTCCAATACCTAACCAAGTCCATTTTGGGTCTTTAGGATATCGTATGTAATTTATATAAACGTTTCCAGTTCCAATAGCAACTCCACTAGGTAGCGTTAATGGGAATACCTTTATACCGCTCGCTGTGGTGTTACCAGCTTGAGGGTTAGATGGATCCTCCACCATAAAATATATAGGATAATCTACAGTTGGAGTAGTTAAATTAGACCTCAACAACCTAGAAGCAGCCGTTGTACTAACTCTATCTACGTCATATAATTTAGCGTAATCCGTGCCTAGACCTGTCGCATCAAAGTACACATTGTCTATTGTATACCAATCTATTGGGAGTTGGAAGTAGTCAGCTCCTTTAGTGAGCTGTTCTTTGGGCTCTCTAAAACCATCAATAACCTCAATGTATCCACGGACAATATCTGCCGACTCACTATTAGAGAGTCGTTGATTTTCCTTGGTAATCCAATTATTGTAGTCATAAAAATACTCTTCAAATATTTCTAACTGAGCTTGTTTAGCTAAAAGATTAAACTCTTCAGGTGTTAAATAACCATTATTGTTTTTATTAAGTAAAGCTAATACAGTGTTACGAACTTCGTTTATCATCAGTCTTGCATTTCATACAAAGATAACAAAAAAAAAGAGCACTCTTTTTAGAGTGCCCTTCTCGTATTTATGATAAAAAATATCTTATATATTATACCACGCTTACGCTACACCAACAGATTCTACTAGTAACCCATTAGCTCCACCTTCTACAGTTCCAAAAGGCTGTTGAGGTCTAGTGTTGTTATTGTTGGCTAACATCCCATCCTGAACAAGCGATAACGCACTTGTGTTAGGTACATGGTTAATGGTAACTGTATCATTAGCAACTGCAGTCAGTTGAACTGTTGTTGCAATATCCGAAGTAGCAACTGCGGTAGCGATAGCATCAGTGTTAAGTAAGTGATATCCACTTTCAACTGAAACTGACAAAATCTTATACGTTTCTGTATTTGCCATAATATCAGCAGAAATAGAAAGCTGAGTATTGCTATCTATAGCTGTAACTGTAGCAGATGTGTTGTCAGTAGTGTTCCATACGATAGATCCAACCGTTACGGTTGTTTCAAAATTTTGTCCTGCCTCCACTAATTTGTCAGCGGTGGTAGCACTTGCAGTTCCTGAATCCTCAGTCTTTGCAATAGGTATTTTTAAATAATTAGACATTTTTTAAGTTTTTTTATATTAATATTCTGTAAAGATAATAAATTTATTCAACTAATTTTTCAAGGACCTCAAGGGCTTCCTTACCTTCATCCGAAATTAAATAAGAGATTAATGCACGATCAGGTTCTACATCTTTAGGTATAGTTATGATTCGTTTCTTATTCTCTGGCAAATTCCAATGAATATCTCTTTTTTGATTCCTAAAGGCAATTAATCGTTGGTCAAAACTACTAGCAACCAAATATTGTAGCTTTATGTCTGGATCATTTAATAGTTCCAAAAAGCTTTCTGGATAGTTAGTAGCATACAACCTTACGTCTCTTTTAATCTCAGCTGAAGTAAGTTTATCTACGTCCGCTCCTATTAACACTCTAGCAACCATTTCAGCTTGATCAATAGTAAGCTCTCTAGCCATTTGCCTAGCGTCATCTTCAGCATTTAATATATCTAAGTCTTCATGAGCGTCACGCTCTTCATCAATTAACTCATACAAAGAGTTATACTTAGGGTGATGTTCTAAAAATGTTTGTAGGTTAGGTTTATTGGAAGGAACGGTTAAAAAGCCATCTTCAAATACAATTGGAGAAAGTACAGGGTTTTCATCTTGCTCTTCTACATATATGCTTTTTTGATTCTCAGCATACCTAATAGCTCGATTTTGCTTTGTCTTAGTGTCCCAAACTAGTAGTGGTTTCTTTTTAGCTGAACCAGTATCAATTAATAAAGCTAAGGGAGTGTTTTGAGATTTAAGTCTGTAGACTTTATCTCTTAATGAGTTGTCGTTTAATTTTTTCATTTTATTAGATTATATTTTATTAAAGTAATAAAGCCCCGCTTGTGCAGGGCTTTTGTATATAAAGAATCTGATTAAGATTTGAACAATACGAAGTTATTAGCTCCTAAAGTACAAAGTGCTCTTTCAGAAAGGAAGTTAACTTCCATCGCATCTAAGCCGCTTGTTCTTGCTCCACCAGCTGAACCAGTTAACCAAGTTTTGTAACGTCTGTCTTCAGTTTCTGATGCTCTGTAACGAACATGTAAGAAAGGTCTTTTAGCATTCTTTCCTAAAACTTGATCGTAAACCGTAGTAGATCCCGCAGGAACCATAACACCATTTACAGCACCACCAACAAGACCACCTCTTAAAGTGATATCGTTTAAGTACTTCCAATCAGATTTGTAGAAATCATAACCTCTTCTAAATCCTGTAAACCCAAGATTAAGAGCCATTTCTTCATCGTTGTCAAACAATCCGTAAGAAGTACCACCCGCTCCATAAGAGTTTTGAGCAGCAAGCATATCGTCAATATCAAAACCGAAGTTTCTGTTAACGAATACTACATTCTCTTGGATAGATCCTTGCTTGTCTAAACGGTCTACAATCGTATCCCAATCAGCTAAAGCAACAGGACCAGCTCCTGTCCAAACATTACCTCTTGCTTCAATAGCGTCAAACATACCTTGAGTACCCGCAGCTGTTGAGGCAGCGGCAGCACCTGGCGCAGCTGAAGTAGCTGGAGAAAGGTAAGCTAATGCTCCAGAAGCAGCAGCAGCGTCTTGACCTTCAATCATTGACATCTCTAGGTAATCATCGTAACGAAGTCTTGTTTCATGCTCTGACTTCAAATACCATAGGTATCCACTAGCTCCATTTTCAGAAGTTATTTCTAC